TCACTGTGACACCTGATTCCAACTATCAGATTTATGGTGACAAGGTATACAGCAACTCTACCCAAGCCCTATACGCTGACTACATTGCAAACGTCACTGAAGATGAGTGGCCTGTGTACTTCGCAAAGATGATCGAGTACGCATTGGCTATGGACTTCGCGGCGAGCATTAGAGACAGTTCTGCGGCACGAGGTGAGATGGCGGCGGCCTATGTGAATGCGTCCCGTATGGCGCGATATACGGACTCTCAGCAGTACCCAACGGAGCAACTACGAAGCAACCCGTTCACTAATGTGAGGTTCTAATGGCTTTTAATAACGAGACCCTTTCACACGTTGGCGGAGCCTCTCCAGCACCAAGGATTTATACCTACTACACTGAGGACTCTCAGGCGACGGTTACTGCCGCAAACTATTTCGATGATGCGTCTACAAAGTTCCAAGTAAATGATGTGATCCACGTCATAAACACGACTGTGGTTTATAAACTATTGGTGACGGCTGTTAGCAAGAAATCTGTCACGGTAGGAAGAACCGGGATTACAAGTGCGGGCTATGCTGTATATGACGACTCAAGAGCCTCAACACTAACTCTGACTGCCGACACTCTAACGGTAGTCCCCAATGACGCGCTGGGTACAGCTACCACTAACGCCTATCTTCCGTTGGGCGTGACCAATTTGTGGAACGCGGCAACAAGCTCGTTTGATTTTAGTCAGTTATCGGTAGGCGATACGGTTGAGATGCGGATTATTGTCCAGCCAACAACTACCAGCAACAATACAGAAATCGAATTGGATCTGTATCTTGGCTCTGGCGGCACTCAGTACAAAGTGCCTTTCATTACTACGCAGAATTTCCAATTTTCTGGGTTGTATGAAGCTACCCGATACACCTCGTTTCCGATAAGAGATGAAGATACGAGAACGTCTCCCGCGCAGTTTAAAGCAATGGCAGATAAAAACTGCACTCTTCAGACCGATGACTTCTTTGTAAAAGTGACGCGCAATGGCTAAGACTCGCTATATACAGTCTAACTTTGTAAGCGGTGAATTATCGCCACTGCTGAAAGGCCGCATTGATATCAACCAGTATTATCAGGCGGCTGAGACAGCTAGTAATGTTGTGATTGTTCCTCAAGGCGGCTTGCGTCGTCGCCCCGGCACTGAGTTCATCGCTGAGACCACACGCAACTTGGTGTCTTTTGCTTACACAGGAACCATGCCGAATGGCGGCACAGCGTCGGTACTGTATGGCAATGACGCAACAACCACATCAACTACGGTAGCGATTGGCACGACCAATGATTACGTCGTAGTCAAGGCCGATAAAGGCGCAAGCAACATAGCTGATATCGAGTTTATTGATATCCGGCAAATTAGCTTGTCGTCTGGCACCTCAACTGAGTTCAAAGTTCAGTATTCCTCTGACGATGTGACGTATACCGACGCAGGTGACGTTCCATTGATCGGCACAAGCCCACAGGACTTCCGCATCAAGATTGGCATATACGCTCGCTACTGGCGTCTGGTCCGTGTTGGCACGACTGATTTGGGGTCGGCGACGATCACGGCGGCAGGATTTCAGCTAATCCAAGAAACCGGCGTTGATAGTGACTGTAAGTTGGAAGACTTCAGCGTTGAGGATGATCGGCATTACCTGATCGAGTTTACGCGGGACAATATCGCTATCTTCCGCTCTCAGCTTGTTGGGCTAAACATCCAGACCACGCGAGTTGCGGACATCAAGCCGACTTATGATTCTACTGTTGACGTATCAACTGTGCGAACAGCGCAGATCGAGAACGTCATGCTGGTCTTCGGCAACTTCGAGCCTATTCGCTTGGTGAATCTTGGTACGGATGCGGACTGGGTTATCGACAACATCCCGTTCATTAACGTCCCTCAGTACGATTTTGACGATGCACAAAGCCCTACTCCCGTTGATGACGTGCAAGTGCTGACGCTGGGCGGCGGTAGCTTGGCAAAAGGCGATAGATTTCAAGTTGATATCGAGTCGATCCAGTCCAAGAACATTACATTCGCGGGTGACGGTACGGCAGATGAGCAAGCCTCAACTGTTTTCAACATCCAAAAGAATCTGCAAGAGATGCCAGTCTTTGGCGAGACGGGTGTGGCCGTAGCAAGAACAGGCGCATTGCAGTACACGATCACAATATCAGGCGAATCCACAAAAAACTTCGAATTGTTTTCTGGCTACTTCACTGAAGGCGATGCAAGCAATACGGTTTCGTTTGTAAAGACCGCCAACGGTACACCCAGAAAAGAGGATGTTTGGTCTGCTACCCGTGGATACCCTATCAGCGCGTGTTTCTACGAAGGCCGGTTGGTACTTGGTGGCACTCAGTCCAAGCCTCAGTCGATCTTCATGTCTAAGACGGGCGCATTCTTTGACTTCGACATTGATGACGGCGATGACGATGAGGCGATCTTTGCCACCATCTCTTCACGCAAGTTGAATGACATTGTTGACGTATATCCCGGTCGTAACTTGCAGATATTTACGTCTGGCGCGGAGTTTGCTGTAACCAGCAGACCCGTCACCCCGTCCAGTATCAACATTCAGCCACAGACTTCACACGGCGCAAACAGTGTTGAGGTCCAAGATGTGGATGGCTCGACCATATTTGTAGACCGCTTTGGTAAATCGCTCCTGAGCTTCCTGTATTCGTTCAACGAGGACGCTTACACCACAGACGATAGGTCGGTACTGGCCTCACATTTGATCAATCAGCCGGTCGATATGGCGCTCCTAGCGGGTACTGCGAGTGACGACGCTAACTGGCTATTTATCGTAAATAGTGACGGTACAGCGGCCATCCTGAACACCCTGAGAAGCCAAGACATCAACGGCTTCACTAGCTGGAGTACGAGCGGCGACATCAAGAGCGTTTGCGTTGTAGACGATCAGTTGTTTATGACGGTTGAGCGCGAAGTAAATGGCACTGACAAACTGTTTATTGAGCGCTGGGACTTCACCTATCTCATGGATTGCTCGATCAAGAGCGTACAAGTGGCTGGTGTTATCGACGGACTAGATCATTTGGACGGCGAATCGGTCAAGGCTATTACACGCGAAGGCTATTTGGACAAGAACGAGGGCTATGTGCTGTCGTCTTACACGGTAGCTAGTGGGCAGATCACGCTTGATGCCAGTGAACAATACTCGCTAACCACGTATGAGGTTGGCTTGCCGTTTGTTCCTACTATTAAGCCGATGCCACTGAATACCAACATCGGATCAGGCCAAAACCAGATGCGTCTGAAGAAGATTGTCCGCATGAACCTGCGTGTCTACGAGTCTTCCGGTATCTATATCGACGGCATCCCTGTACCTATCCGCTCGTTTGGCGAGGCAGGTATCACGTCACCACTTACTAACGAGTCTATTGTCCCCACAAGTGGCATAATAGAAGATATTTACGATATTAACGGCTGGGGTAGAGAGGTCATACCGACAATCACTTGTCCTGATCCTACGCCCATGCACATACAGATGATTGAATACGAAGTTGAGGGTAACTAGATGGACCCGTTTACTATATTGGCAACACTGGCTGTAATTTCTGGGGCGACATCCGCCTACGGTCAAGTGCAAGCTGGTAAAGCTCAAGAGGCAAGTTTTAAAGAGCAAGCCAAGCAGGAAGAGATGGCGGCTCAAAGCCAAGAGCTAGCACGTCGTCAAGAGCTTAACCGGGCATTAGCGGCTAACGTCGCGGCACTCTCAACAGCAGGAATATCTGGGGAAGGCACACCAGCAAGTTTATCGCTGGAAAGTGCAAAACAGGCAGGTCTTAGCGAAATGACTATCGACCTATCAGAGCGCCTACGAAGGGCGTCATTACAGCGTCAGGCACAAGCGGCAAGACAGCAAGGTCAATTAGGTGCGGCAAGTACGCTATTACAAACAGGCGTACAAGTTGCGACTCTAGGCCAAAGTGCTGGCGGAGAAGGCGGCGGAGAAGGCGGTTAAGAATGGCTCAGAAGCGCATTGATTACTACGGCAGGTTTACACCAACAGGTGTAGATACGTCTCAGGCTAAACGCTTGCAGGCTCTCTCTGGCTTGGCTGAACAGGTCGGCGGTATTGCGTATGATGTTGCTTCAGGCATTCAAGAGCGCCGAGGCTTGGAGGCTGGTCTTGCGGCTGGGCAACAGGCGGCAGAGAAAGGCGAGATCATTGAGACACAAAAAGGCTTTTTGTCACAGATCTCTATATTCGATCAGGCATATAACAACGCTATGTCA